AGAATGACAGGTGTCGAGGGCACCGTGTCACCGGGAGCAACGGCAGAGGCCGCGCAGGCTGATCTCGATCCCAGAGCCACCGTCCAGTATCAGCTTGGCGAAATCATGTCGAGTCTTGAGTCTGGCGGTCCTATGCCTGCCTTTGCAGCCCCTGCGGTTCGTAAAGTGAACGCTGTTATGCAGGCTCGGGGTCTTGGTGCCTCGTCGATGGCAGCGGCAGCTATCACGCAGGCACTCATGGAGTCTGGCGTACAGATCGCCGTACAGGACGCTAACAAGTATGCTGCAGTACAGCTACAGAACCTGAACAACCGTCAGCAGACAGCCCTTGCAAACGCCGCGAACGTGGCTGCGATGGACAAGGCAAACCTGTCTGCGAGGTTGCAGGGAGCCGTTACCGAGGCGCAGGCGCTACTGTCTGTAGACCTGAAAAATCTTGACAACAAACAAAAAAGTGATACACTGACATACAGTGCTTTAACGCAGGCCCTGTTCAAAGATGCTGCGGAAGACAATGCTCGTCAACAATTCAACGCCAAGAACCAGTTGCAGGTTGATGAGTTCTTTGCAGAACTGGGTTCGCAGGTCGAGACCGCTAACGCTAATCGAGTTGCGGCGATGCGGCAGTTCAACACCTCCGAGTCGAACGCCATGAAGCAGTTCAATCAGCAGGTTACTGACGCCCGTGACAAGTTCAACGCAAACATGCAGTATGCTGTGGATCAGTCTAACACCGTGTGGCGCAGAGAAATCAACACTGCGAACACGGCGACACAAAACGAAACAAATCGTATCAACGTACAGAACCAGTACAATGCCACGCAAACAGCCATGAACCAGTTGTGGCAGTTCTATCGTGACAACGCATCATGGAACTTTCAGAAGTCGGAAAGTCAGCTAGGTCGTCAACACGACATCGGCACAATGGCTATGCAGTTTGCGAACTCAACAGAGATGTACGAAAAAGAACAGAAAGACAAGGTTCTTTCAGGCATTGGTAGCTGGCTAACTAGGTGGGCAGCAACGAGTTAACAATGGATTTTGCAAAACTTTGGAATACTATAGAAACTTTCGTAGACCCTGTTGCTGATTTTTTGCTTGGGGAAGATGTCTACGATGACGACGCTGTGAACGTAGCTAGTAAAAAATCACGTTCTGGTGGGTTCTTGGGTGATCTTCTGGGCAAGGGTGCAAAAGCGTATATTGACTTGAAAGATTCCGAAGATGATCCTAATTTTGCTGCCACGCAATTTAAAACTCCCAAAATAACTAGATACAGACCTACCCCTCCTAGTAGTCCCGGGGGAGCCACCCCCATGCGAGGTCCTGTGGGTTCTACTGATCCACGTGTGCGGCGTCTCCTCCAGAACGCGAGACGAGGACGTGCATATGCCAATCCGGATATGAACGCATTCGGTAGAAACGTACGCGTTGCCATGAATTTGCGACAGGGTCGTCTTACACAAACTGTAGAAAAGGCGTCCGTACCATCTGTAAAAGAGGCCGCTCCAGCACAAGTTCGTAAACACTCAAAGGATGTGACGTAATGTCTGAAACAGATGCACAGGTTCGCGGCAGAGGTTCTGTAGAAAATTTAGACCCCTTTGCATACGCTCCTCCGGGCCACTCCTTGACCCAAGACAATTCTCGTTGGCCGTGGGGAAAACCACCCCGGGATGTCGATCCGGAGAAAGCACTTAGCCGTGCTTTGGATGGTCTAGAAAAACCTGCCGTCATGGAAGAGATGACAAAACTTCTTCTTGTCGGCGTGTCCGTAGAAACTCTTGTTGAGGGCTTTCTTCTGCAAGGCTTTCAAGAGGGTAAATTTACACCTGATGTTGCGGTTCTGATAAAGCCTGTTCTTGCTCTTATGATCGGAGAGATGGCTGAAGACGCTAATATACCGTTTCGTATGTTTGAGAATGACAATGCAGGGGAAGAAGGCAAGATGGACGAGCGAACCTTCTTCCGTATGATGAGAGAAAATAATCCGCGCATGTTTGAGTATATACGCGAAAAGGTCAACTCGCAGATTCGTGAAGGAAACATACCCCGCGAACCTGAAGAAGAGACCTTCCTTGACATGAAGGGAGATCAAGAATGAGTTTCTTGGCATTTATAGGCGGGTCCATAAAAGAACTCAACTTGATTGAAAAAGAGAAGAGGGCTGCTGCGGCCAAAAAAGCAGAGGCTTCGGCTGAGTACGCTCTGTTCGAAAGACAGGAAAGGTTTAAGTCCGATCTTACGGAAGGTCGCAGTATAGCAGCAAATAGACGCGAACTTGAACAATCTAAACGGGCTGATGTAGCCGAAGCTCTTCAGCAGGCTTTGGAAGACGGCACTATCACGCAGGCAGGTCTCGGAGCCATCGGAAAGGGCTTGACCACTTTTGACCCTTCATTCATCGACCTTACTAAATCTTCTTCTGCCATCGAAGCAGCCGCCACACAGTATGATGTAAAGGGTGACACTGGTAATTTTACATGGGATTTAGCAGCAGAACTAGAGTACGGATCAGGTGGAAGTCCGTACAAACGCGCACAAGTCTTGTGGGATAGCTGGAACAAACAACTCGGCACGGAAAAGGGCTTCAACGACGCTGTTGAATTTTTTCAAAACGACGAAACTGCTCTCAAAAACATGGAGAGTCTAGTTAAAAAAAATGAAGGCGCTTTGCGTGTAGGCAATATCAACGCACAAAAAGCTGCAGGAGTAGAACAGACCGGTCTTAAATACATCGACCTTACAGAAAACTACACGAATGCAGCAAGGCTGTTCGACGAGCTTGGTTTTAAAAACGTAGAAGAACTCACACTAAAAGAAATCGGTCAAGCGATATACGATGTTGCAGATGACGAAGAAGCTCTGTTGTTCCCTACAAGGGACACATCAGAGGGAGGTCTGGTTGGCGGCATTTTCATACCCGTTAAAAAAACAGACATCACGCATCTAGAAACTATGGCTACGCGAACTGGCTACGAGTCTGCACAGCAGATGGTTGCAGCGTTCAACTACCGTGCCGGTGAACGACCGGAGGATATGAGTGACCAACAATTTGCAAGTCAACAGAATGACGTGCTTTTGAAGGCGGTCCAGCTAGAGCGAAAAGGCTATGGCGACATGCTTGCAAATCCCGCTCTAATGGATGGTGCAGACGCTGCAAATTTTTACAACGACCTGAATAAGACCTTCAAGGGAGATAAGCAGGCAATGGCACAGGCCGTGTCTCTGCTAGTGAAAACACCTGAGGGAACTTTTGTAAAAACTCGTAGATATCGTTACTCTGGCAACGTCAATCAAAAGACACAAGCCATAGGAACAGGTGCTGAGTTTGTTGAAAAAGTTACTGGTCTCAAGGCTGACGATTTTAATGAAGGATTCAAGGCACAGACAGAGGCTGTTGACTACCTAGATCGTCTTATTGAACTTGAAGATGAGATAGGTGAACAGGTCGGCACTGGCTGGATTAGAAATACGGCTGCATTCTTCGCCCGCTTCGGCATTCAAATTGCACAGGGTCCGCAAGCTATCGGCGCACTCTTCGGTGCAAACGAAGACTTCGCAGCTACCGCCCCGGGAACTAATCAGGCTGACCTACAGGCAGTCGTGAAAAAAGTCATTCCGGGCATCGACCTAAATAATATTTCAGAAGCCGAAGCTATCCGCCTTACCTTGGCGGCTAAGATGGCCCGTGCTGTCGATCCGTCAGGACGCTTGTCAAACCAAGACTTCGAGATTCAACTTCGTAGACTTGGAGATGCCGCCTTTACAACTCCGGGCGAAATCAAAAGAAAACTCACAATGATTAAGAAAGAGTTTGAGTCTGACTTAGAGTATAAGAAAATGCTCAAGCGGGTCATGGACGATCAGTCTAAGCTAACGCCACAGGTTGCTCGGACAGTTCAGGCTCATATCAAAATCAGGCAGCTAGAAGAAGGTATGTATGGGACTACAGGCCGAGAGGCCGTTGTTCAACAACAAGAAGAAGAAGCCACTGCCAAAGTCACCACGACACAATCCGCACGAACTCTAGACGGAAGTCCCCTGTATAAGGGTTCAGACGGTCTTTACTATTTGGACCCCGAAGCAACTCAAGTCGTCCCTGCAGACAGGGTCAAGGATATTAAGTAAATGGCACAACAGGTCACGGTAGAGGAAGTAACCGAAAAGCCGGGTGGAGGCGTCTTTCCACCCAGTGAAGGCGGCGTTGTATCTGTAGCAGAAGACGGCGGCGAACCTAAACCCGTAGGTGAAATTCCCCGAAAAGCGGCTGCGCCTCTTGAAACGAACCTTGTTTTCAGTCCTGATCCTGTACTGGGCGTGTCCACGAAAGTAGTCCCCAAAGGTGACGTGGCGCAAGCTGCGGGAGAAAGTGTTGCCAAACAGGTTGCACCATCCTTCGATTCGATTCTGGAAAGCACTACAGATACGAATGAATATATGCGTCTTCTATCTTTACAAGAGGACGCAGAGGCTGGTGATGCTGACGCCCAGATGAGGATGCTATCCTTGACGGAAGGCACAGTTCCTCCGGGGGAAACGGTCAAGCCGTTCACTGAACAGGTTGAAGGGGCCGCGCCCGGGGTAGTTCAACCTATGAACCGTGCTACACTAGAGGCAATGTTTCCGACGCTTGTCGATCCCTTCGAGATAGATCAGGCACTCCTTGTAGGTCAACAACAGATTACACTTGACAATATGCTGCGGGAAACAGTTCCGGATGCGCGGGTGCGGCAAATTCTTGTAGAGAACGGTCTAGGTGACTTTGGTGAGGTTGTAGGAACGAGACTTGCAGAGGCAGGGCGTGGTAGTGTTCAATTAGCTGCGATGTTGACAAGCACATCGCCTCTAAATACGGCTGCGTATTACGGTGGTCTTGCTTTTCTTGATTGGTACAACGGCAGAGCGTCTAGCTTTGGGGCTGCGTACGCTTCATACTCTGCTGAAATACAGCGTGACAGTGAGAGAAATTTAGATCAACTTCAGGTGTTTACTGATGCAATCGGACTGAGCGGTCCCACTCTTGGTCGTGCTACAGATGATTTTGTCAAGGATCAACTTCGACAAAAACTAGAAGATGGGTTGATGACTCAAGAGGAGTTTGATTCGGTTGTTTACGAGACGACAGCGGATGGTCAGCGAATTGAAAAAACTCTTGTAGACGAAGCAACAGCTAACAACATTCTTCAGCTATCTATGAATGAACTGCCCCTGCTGTCAAGGTTCGGGGCTATTGCTGCTGAAAACGTAGTCACTATGGCAGGCTTTGGGGTGGGCAAAGCAGTTAAGGGTCGTAAGACCCTCAAAGAGGTTCGCAATCTTAAAAATCAATTTCCAGAACTTTTAAAGGGTATTGAAGACCCAGAAAGAATTTTAAGCACTGTCCAAGCTGCAGGAAAAGCTCGCAGGATAAATAAAAAGTTTCTTATGATTGGTTTACGAGAGGAACGGCTAGATGCAACAGTTGTTCGTTTATCTAACGACATTGAGAAACTTGAAGACGATCTTGCTAATATGCGGCTCGGAGGAGCTTCCGTTAAGGGGCATCCCAAGTACGCAGAGTACATAGCTAAAAGTCAAGAATCGAACCTGTTAAAGACTCGCATGCTGAAGGGTAAGTTCATGGGACGTACCCTGCCTCTAGTCGCAGAAAACGTAGAGAACTCTTTAGTAATTTCTGCAGGACAACTTGCAGCCCGAGAATTTCTCCCCTTATTCACAGGTCTTGAATCGGACACATCCGAATTCATGGGTGCCTTAGTTATGAGTTTGGGTGGATACAAAGTCACTAAAACAGTGGGTAAAGCAGTGGCTGGTGGTGTTTTGCGAACTGTTGAAGGTAATACTTCCGCAAAGGTAACAGGCAGCTTTGGTCGTGTTATGGACTTCCTAGCTTACGTAGGAACAGGAGGAGAAGTAGGTCGCCTCAAAAGCGCACAGGGAAAAGCACTATTTGGTGATGAAACAATAGAGATTTACGAAAAAGGTCTGGACCGTAAGCTGACAGCGGACGAACGTCGTGGGATTACGTACGCTTCTCGTCTTATCCAGAACATGAGTCCGGATCAGCGAGAACTTGTTTTCAAAGCACAGGAACAATACTTCGATATACAAAATCGTATTGTGAATAGATTCCCTCAAGGAGATGCCCGGGAACAGGCAAAGGAATTATTCACCCTTTCTTTTGCACAGGGCGCAAGTCTCGGACCCTTGGCCGCTCTCAATCGTCTGGAAACAGGTCGCATGAGTGTTCGTTCCCTAAAGGATATGGATGCTGAAACTCTTCGCAGGCACACCGAGGCAACTGAAAAGCAAATCGATATAACTGAAACAGCCCTCGACAACTTCGATCAACTTCTAAGAGATACGGATGGCGTGACGGGCAAGGAACAAGTTGCTACGTTCATCCTAAACGCACGGAATGCGTTGAAACAACATCAACGAAATATTGCAGGAGAAGCACAGGATCAACTTGCCGCTCTAGACGAATTAGAAACAGCTATATTTAGTGACATAGCTACGGATATACCATCTGACTTTTTCAGCACCCTTCTATCTCAACGACGATCTTTGCACAGACAAATCGGAAAGAGTTTCGATACCAAAGAAGAAATCATACGCTTGCAGCAGGTTTTTCAAGAGGGCCTTGAAAATCGTGTTAATATAGTTAGAGGAATGAGAGGTCGAGGGGCACAGCATCAAATCGCTCTTGCAAGTGCTGCAGAGGACATGATTGACACGCACGTCGAAACATTATTCGCGACAGGACGTGCTGCCTATGAACCTGTTGTGGAGTTTGCGAAGAATCGCCCTCCTATTGACATGTCGCCTATTGTTCGCAACATGATAGAACAATTCAAGGCATCCAAGATTGAGAATTTCTTCTCTGCCGAAGGAGACTTCTTCAGCGGTAAACTTGGTCAACAAGCTCAAGAAGTTTTTCAGGACATGGTGGATCGTGTCATTCCTCCGGGACAAATGGATGAGATGCGAGGTTTGTTACGTGCATCCGGCTTCGACGATAAACAACTTACGGACATTGAAGTTGCTATTCGTGCGTCTGATGCTTCAGATCAACTTAACATATTCGCACAAGCGAATCCGTACGAAGTCGAAGTCATGCGCCGTGCCGTTCGCGACATGGCCTTCCGACTCGACCCTCTCAATGAAAGAAATTTGAAAAGAGTTGCAACTGATTTTGCGGCTGATCTAGATAATCTTATAAAGACTCAGGATAGCGAAGTTTACGAAATGCTTTCAAAGGCTAGGGACACGTACAGAGACGAAGTCGGAGACAGACTGCGCCCAAATCAATTCCTGACAAACGTCCTAAATTCTAGAGAAGGACCGGAGAAGAGAACAAGAGGGTCCAATGATCCTTACAGATTTCTCTACGGAAAAGTGACTCCTGTCAGCGTGTTCAATCCTATAGCAGAGGCTATTGCTAAAATTGAAGCGGGAGGTCGTGGGGCAAGACTTGCACGTCAAGAACTGCCTGTGCATCTTGCCAACCTACGGACTATTTTCGGAGAACGAGTAGACGTGGGCGATGGCACCATAGACAACATCTTCGATCTAACTACAGAGGCTGGGCGCAGCAAATTCAACACTCTGCAGAAACTCGTATCTGAACAGGTGTACACGCAGTGGGGTGAAAAAACTATCGCCGCAATTAAGCAGCCTCGCCCTACACAGACATCCCTTGCTCGACAAGTGGGCGGATATGATTTCAAAAATTCATCCGACTGGACGGAGCTTGAAACTTTCCTACAAGTCCCCGTTAAGGAAGTCGTAGATGGACAAGTGAAAGTTCGCAACATATCGATTGTAAAAACGGGTGAGATGATATCTTCAGAACGAGATATTGTTCGTCTCATGGATGAAAGTATAGAAATAAAAAATAAGTACGATAAATTTGTCAAGGAAGTTACTACACAAACCAGTCAACTTCGTAGGGATGTAGCAACTGAAATAGAATTTGATCGTAAAACCTTTGACGATCTGGCTCCTATCCTCCGAAATCTACAACCGGATTCATTTTACACGGACTTTGTTCTCAACGGTAGTCAGGACTTGCTAGACACAACCCGAGAGAGGGCTGTGGCACTTCTTGTTAAGGGGGGCATGGACATAGATGAGGCAGCAGATAGCTTTGATTATGCTGCCAAAAGCCTTGTGACACGCGCCTTGATGGAACGTGGTGGTTTGCAAAATGTTCAGGGAAGAACTGTTACAGGTCTTAACAAACAAAAGAAAGTTGTCCGCGAGTTCACTACGCCTCAGAATATGCTTCAAGATATTCAGGAAAATAGAGAACTACTAGACAATATCATGGGCAAAGATCATGTTGACTACTTGGAAGAAATAACCGAGTTTCTTAACATGACAGCTAAGTCAGAGGTGGGTCGTGCTTCTTTTGAGGGACTTGTTAAAGCCTACGGCACAAATGAAGCCCTTAGTCGCGTGTATAACATAGCTCGGGGAATGGTCAGTCCTTTGTACGTAACCTCTGAGTTTGCCGTCAGATTAGCAGCACAAGCAAATGTCGAGATGCTTCAACTTGCCGGTAAGGATCAGAATGCCGCCCGTATTATGACAAACATGTTGAAATATCCAGAACTGCTGACTCGTCAGGATATGGATTATTTCGACGGAAAACTTGTAAAGTTCGTGGTTGGTGAAATTCTAAAAAGACCGACAACATATCAACAAGCCGCAAGTCTAGCTGACATGCTGGGTTCTGCAGGAGAAACCACAACACAGGAGGAAGACCAGTGAAAATGAGTAAAAAGCCGAAGGGCTACGCCTACGGATCGATGGTCCGTAAGCCTATGTATGGGGGTGGCATGGCTATGCCTATGAACCCAACCACCAGACGTGAAGACAAAATGGGCATGACCGGCACTATGGCAACGGGCATGCAGAAGTTGAGAGAGGGCACCAAGGGTAAGCTGAAAGAGTTCGCGGCTCTTGCACCGCCCTTTGACAAGGCAACCTATGCTGACAAGATTGCAGGCGCTACAAAGAACGACTAGACGTAGCGGCCAGACTTATCGAATATCTCGTCGTTCATAGATTTGAGATATCTGATCAGGCTGGCAACCTTGTAGGTAGCCTCGTAACTAGGCATACCTGCTTCCATAGTTCTAATAAATACATCGGGGTCAACGGACTGGGTCTCCAGTTCGATGTCCCCGTTTTCATTTAGGAACACTTGTAAATTAAACAGGGTGGCCTTCGATTTCTTTTGTTTTCTCATAGTGAGTTCGCAGGTCCGAAATAGGTAGGTTGTGGCAGTCTGCCCGTACTTCGTAGCCGTTGTCCGGATCAAGCTGACCCTTCTTCATAAACACTGACTTGTCGAAGTATTCTTCTTTGGACAGGTATCCGAGGAACCAGCCCTTAGAGAAATCTTTGAGTATACGTGTGAAGGCGTAGATGTCACAGTCTTGCTTTGTGTTAAAGTTACTGATGCTGCACGAGTAGTGGGGCAGCGGGGTAGCAGAGGTCTGCTTTGTCTTCACCTCTACCTTCCGTCCGTCATCCAAGACGATGTCGTAGTCGTACGAATTTAGCCACGAACCCCCGAGTACGGAAAGCACCACCTGTTCGCCGAGGAAGCCTGCTACGCTTCCGCCGCCCCTTAGTATCGAGTTATGCAGTAGACCCATCTCAGTGGCCTTCCTACGGCCAGCAATCAGCATTTCGTCACTTATCTGTACTTCGATCAACGATCTTCCTCCACTCCTTGTAGCAGGGGTGATTTCGAGGTGGGTCATGCTGGACCCATCCCTTTCCCTGCTTCCATACCGGGGGTTTATTTTTTTTGTCTGTCATTTTTAAATCTGTGCTTAAAGAACACAACTAAGTTGATGGCAGTGTTGACAGTGATAGCCCCAATGAGCCACCACTGCCACCACGTCGGCATGTCTCCCCCGTCTGTCATGCCGCGTTCAGATCGACAACTTCACACACGCCAGCCGTGCAGGCCAACTCGCGAGAGCCTGACGTATTGTCTTCCCGTTCGTATTCGGACAACGCCTGCCAGTCGATGTTGAGATAGCCGTACGCTTGTTGCCACTCCAGATAATCTTCGCGTTCGATGTCCTGATAGGGTGCCTGCTGATAGGTATGATCACTATGCGGCAGGAACGACACGCCCGACGCCACGTCGAAGTTCTCGTACACCCACGTGCCCACTTCCATCCACTCGTCCTCTTTGACCGTAATGGTCACAGACGGCTTGTGTTCGCACCAGTGGACAGCGTACGTTTTCCAAAGCTCTAGCTGTTCGATGGCTGTCATATCATCACGAGTGACCGCACCATCAGGCGATTCCATTGCAAAAGAGAACACAGTCGTGTTGTCTGGCTTCATTACATCCGGCTCGTTGTACACACCCTGTTCCTTCAGGAACTGTGTCAGCGGGTCTTTATTGTCTCCGCGAACTGTGCGTATGTAATACTTGCTGTGTCTAGCGTGAATGCCGCTTGCAGCGTCCACCAGTTGCGATACAGTACCCGACGGTTTTACACAGGTGATGGCAGCCGACTGTGGAATACCAAGCCCGTTCGTTGCCAAGTCCCAGTTTGTGTCTACGGCCACGAGCTTCATCTCTTTGAGCCAACGGGCGGAATCGACGTTCCTTGATAAGACGTGATGATCCATGATACCAGTCAAGGATACGCCCAACAATCGTTCTTCTTCTGTGTTGGTCTTCCATATCTTCCTCAAATACTTGAAGTCAGTGAGGGTGGATTGCAGCGTGCCCAAGATAGTCGCAAGATGGACCTTTTCTTTCAGGTCTTCCAGCGTGTCGTAGTCACGGACAACCACCTCTGACAGGTTGCAAAACTGGTAGGGACGCAGAATGATCTCGCTGCAGGGATTGGTGCCCCACATGTGCCCTGTCTCGCGACGTTCGTTACGAGCAACCTGCTTGTCGGCAGCGTCACGATTGAAGATGCCCCGCTCCCCAGACTTGGAGTCATACAAAGAGAGCCACTCGCGCATGAACGTGCCCATCTCGGGCTTGCCCTTGTAAGCAACAGAGTTGTTAGCCAGCGCACGCTGTCCCTCGTTCTCCCACCACGCACCCGACTTGGCGTGTGCCATCTGATCGTCATTCAGGTTCGACAGACTGATGAGGGCGGAGCGACGTACGCCGCCTACCACAACAACCTCGCCCACCTTGCACATCAGGTCATGGCACTCGATAGGAAACAGGCGACGACCTTGTGCCTTTACAAATAGTTGTACAGCAAAGTTAAACAAATCTTCGAGCGGACCCGGGCCAGAGGCACGACCGCCCATCGTCTTCAGACGGGCACCAGACGGGCGTATGGCAGACAAGTCCCACTTCGGAATGTGTCCTGCATACAGCAGCGCAATCAGTTCACGCAGCGCCTTGGCCCATCCGGGCTTGGAGTCGCCTACTTTGATCACAGTGTCTGTGGGTTGCATGCCGTCACTAATCACCGGCAGCTTGTCCACGTTCTCGCGCTCGACAGAGAAGCCCACACCTGTGCCACACATCAGGATGTACATGCACTCGTCAAACGCACGAGGGCTATCAACAGGAATGTAGCTACAGTTGTACCCACAGATGTTGTCCCGTGCAAGAGCGGGACCAGCAGTCATCATGGCACGCATCGACGGCATGATGTCCTGACTAAGTATGGCTTGACGTAGCTTGCCCACATCACCGGGACACAGATACTCTATGTCAAAGTCGTGCTTATCTTTGACATGATCGACCATGAACTGCAAGTAGCGTTCCACGGTCTCGTCCCAGTTCTCTCGGCGCTGTTCATCATCAAGCCAACGTGCGTAGCGGGACTTGTGGATAAACTGCTGATAGGATGTGGGCAACATGTTATTCATCATTTATCTCCTCAATTAGTTTGTCTAAGTACCACTGCGCCTTTTCTAGGTCTTGTACGCCATTCTTGTATCGATAGCGCCATAGGTACTTGATTATGTTTCCTTGCAGGTAGTATTCGTAG